TGGCAAGTACGACGGTTTTGAAATCGTTGAGCGGATACTCGATCTATATGAAGAGTGGAAGCCGTTAATTATCGGTATAGAGAAGGGCCACATTGAGATGGCTCTTGGGCCATTCCTAGAGAAGCGTGTACGTGAGCGCGGCCTGTACCAAGCGTATTTCAAAGATCTTAAAACAGGGCGCAGAGATAAAGAAGCGCGCGCCCGTGCTATTCAAGGACGGATGCAGCAGGGCATGGTGTTCCTGCCGAAAGACGAACCTTTTACCGGCCCGTTGGTAGCGGAGTTACTACGCTTTCCTAACGGAGTACACGATGACCAAGTTGACGCACTGTCGTGGCTCGGTCTGATGATGACTGAGTTCAGCACGTTTGTTGAACAGGTCGACCACATTCCATCTTGGAGAGATCGCCTGCCTGGACTTCTCAAAGGCGAACGAACTAACAAATCTGCAATGAGCGCATAATAATGGCGAAAGCAACGAAGATATCTCCTGCGAAGGAAGAAGAAATTACCCGCACCCAGTGGAGCCGCTACGAGCGAGCACGGGATAATGGCCACCTAGAGTATGTATGGATGGCTAAAAAGTGCGATGAGTATTACCAAGGTGAGCAGTGGGACGCTGACGATGAGGCAGCCTTAGAAGCAGAAGGCCGACCAGCGCTTACTATTAATACCATTCTCCCTACTATTAATACCATTTTAGGTGAGCAGTCCACACGTAGAGCGGACATCCAGTTTAAGCCACGAAGAGGCGGTGATTCAGAAGTCGCGATGACACTGAACAAGCTGTACATGCAGATCGCAGATAACAACAAGCTTGATTGGGTAGAGCAGCAGGTATTCAGCGACGGTTTGATTATGGATGGCCGTGGGTACTTTGACGTTCGAATGGACTTCAGCGATCACGTAGAAGGTGAGATACGAATTACCGCTAAAGACCCCCTAGACATAATAATTGACCCAGATGCTAAAGAAGCGGACCCAAAGACTTGGAACGAGGTGTTCGAGACTAAGTGGATGACGCTCGATGAGATCGAAGAGCTATACGGTAAAAGTAAGGCAGAGCGGTTGTTGTTTGTAGCAGAGAACGGTATGTCATTTGGCCCTGACTCTGTTGAATATCAAGAGACCCGCTACGGCGACACTGAGAGTAACGACGATCACTACGGCGCGGGCGTCCCAGGAGACGACGAATATCGTAGCGTGAAGGCGTTGCGTGTTGTGGAGCGTCAGCATAAGAAGATAGCGCGCGTTGATTTCTTCGTTGACCCTGATACAGGTGATCAACGTCAGGCACCAGATGCGTGGAGTGAAAAGAAGAATAAGAAGTTCGCTAAGCAGTACAACCTATCTCTTATTAGTAAGGTAATCCGCAAGGTGCGATGGACCGTTACTTGCGACCAAGTTGTGCTGCATGATGATTGGTCTCCGTACAATCAGTTTACGATAATCCCGTTCTTCTGTTACTTCCGCCGTGGCCGACCGTTTGGTGCGGTACGGAACCTGCTGTCACCGCAGGAGCAGCTGAACAAAATAGCTTCTCAAGAGTTGCACATAGTTAATACTACAGCTAATAGTGGTTGGATGGTCGAGTCAGGATCGTTAGTCGGTATGACCGCTGATGACCTTGAAGAACACGGCGCTGAGACCGGATTGGTACTTGAGTATGCGCGTGGTACTGCACCCCCAAGTAAGATCCAGCCTAACCAGATACCGACGGGCCTAGATCGTATTGCTGCCAAAGCTGCTGCAAACATCAAGGTGATATCGGGCGTGAACGACAGCATGTTGGGCACCGATAGCGCAGAAGTATCGGGCGTTGCGATTCAAGCAAAGCAGAACCGTGGCGCAGTGATGATCCAAGTGCCTTTGGACAACCTGCGTAAGTCTCGACAGTATCTTGCAGAAAAGATCCTGAACCTTATCCAAACTTTCTACACAGAGCAGCGTGTTATTCAGGTTACTAACGATAACGACCCGCTCAAGCCTCGTGAGGAAATGATCATCAATGAGGAAACCCCAGAAGGGCAGGTTATAAATAATCTGACCGTGGGAGAGTACGACGTGATAGTGACTACTGCTCCAGCGAGAGACAGTTTTGACGAGGTCCAGTTTGCAGAGGCAATTAGCCTACGTCAGGCCGGCGTTGCAATTCCAGATGATGCGATCATTGAATACAGCCACCTCGCTAAGAAAGGCGAGCTAGCTAAACGTATTCGCGTTATGACTGGGCAGGAACCACCGACCCCAGAGCAGCAAGAAGCACAAGCAGCGCAGGCTGAGATTCAGAACAAGCAGATAATGCTCGAAATTGCGAAGCTAGAAGCTGAAGTTAAGAAGCTACAGACTGAAGCCGCTGTGAATATCGCGAAGGTGCAGGACGTTTCTGAAACAAACCCACAGATGAGAATGCAGGAACTGCAAACTAAGAAAGAAATGGCAGAGCAGCAGGCTCAGCTAAGACGTGAGCTTTCTTCAGAGACAAACCAGATACGCCAAGGGCAAGCAGAAACGTCCGCAGCGACAAAGATAGCAACGACCGCTATGCAACAAGCACGTAATCAAAATACCCCCCCACAGGAACGATAGGAGTTCTTAAATGAGTGAGCAAGACGAGACAGTAAAAAACGATATAGAGTACAACGTAATGCCTGGGGCTGATATTCCAGATGCAGATAGTAATGAGCTACTGGACCTTAGCTTTGCTGAAGTAGCAGAAGTCAAAGAGCCAAGTGAAGAAATTGTTTCTGAAGATGAAGAAAGTACAGAAGAAGAAACAGAAGAAGAAGCAGAATCGGAAGAAGAGACCACTGAGGCCGAGGTTGAAGTTGAAGTTGAAGAAGAGGTGGTTGCAGTAGAAGAGCCAAAATCTAAGAAAAAGCCAATGGTTCCCAAGGCGCGGCTCGACGAAGTACTCGCTAAGCAGAAAGCCTTACAAAAACAATTGGATGATATTAATGCTGCAACTGAAAAATCGGCTGAAGCCCCAGAAGAGTATGACTTTGACGCAAAAGAAGTCGAATACCAGAACATGGTACTGGACGGTGAAACAGACAAGGCCGTCGGTCTCAGACGTGAAATCAGAAAAGCTGAAAGAGCCACGTTAGAGTTTGAAATGCGCGCGGAAATGAATCAAACAGTTAGCCAAGACCGCCAAATGAACGCTCTTCAGCAAGCTGCTAATGCAATGGAAGAGGCGTACCCCGTTTTTAGTCGGGACAGTGAAGACTACAGCGAGGATATGACTAACGAAGTCGTCGAATTACGTGATGCTTTCATTTTAAAGGGCTATGAAGCGGTTGATGCGCTGTCTAAAGCAGTCAGATACGTTGTTAAGGACAATGGCCTTGATGAAGTAGACCAAGACGCGCCGAGTTTGGCGGGTACAGCTAAGAAAACAGATGAGTTGGCAAAGAAACGCACGCAAATCAGTAAAAAGCTTAAAGCGGCGGAGTCTCAACCTCCTGAACTTCCTGGCGAAAGCTCTTCAACCCACGGCGAGAAGACGCTTGACCTCTCTTCTATGACAGAAGAAGAGTTCGATGCGCTCCCTGAAGCTACATTGAAGCGCCTACGCGGCGATACGTTCTAAAGAGGTAATTATGGCAGCTGAAAAAGACCCACGACTAGCCCGTGCAGGAGTATCGGGCTTTAACAAACCAAAAAGGACGCCGAGCCACCCTAAAAAGTCGCATGTTGTCGTGGCTAAAGAAGGCAGCACCGTTAAAACCATCCGTTTTGGGGAGCAGGGTGCGTCCACTGCTGGAGCACCAAAGGCAGGCGAGACAGATAAGATGAAAGCCAAACGTAAAAGCTTTAAAGCACGACACGGTAGAAATATTTCTAAGGGCAAGATGTCAGCTGCATATTGGGCCGATAAGGTTAAGTGGTGATTGATGAAGACTCGCATCCACGTCAATCAGCACAACATACGCGCTAACAGCAAGGGGGCAGCCGAGCCTGTGTTAACGGTTAAAGACTATAAAAATAACCGTAAAGTTAATAGGGCAGAAATAGTTTCCGCTGATGGCGAGGTAGTAGCTACTGTTGTGTACAGCCCCGATAAGCCCCTCTCATGTGGAGCCAAAGTCTGGATCGAAACTGAGTTAGCGGTAATCGTGTAATACATACTTAGTTGTTGCATAATAATAATACCTGTACTAATATAACAATACGTTTATCACTACGACATGTGGTCGCCCCGTAGGCGTAAAAACCGTACCCCCCGCCTGTACTAGGCGTAAAACCTTCCGAGGCCGCCCCTCGTTAATCAACGCTAAACGTTCTTCTACACGATAGTAGGAAACGGATTAGCCGCTCCTGAAAAGTCGGCTGCTTATATTAGTGGCACTAATGTCGCTAGTAATTATCTAACTTTATTAGGAGCCAATCATGGCTACAACAAATTTCGGTACGCTTTCGGGCGACCAACTCCAAACTTGGAGTCGCGACTTCTGGAAAGTAGCTCGCAACCAATCTTTCATTAACCAGTTTGCTGGTAGCGGTTCAAACGCTATGGTTCAGCGTGTTACTGAATTAACTAAAAACCAAAAAGGCACCAAAGCCAACATCACTTTGCTAGCCGACATGACCGGCGACGGCATCACTGGCGATAACACGTTGGAAGGCAATGAAGAAGCCTTGCGCGCGTATGACATCACCATTGAGCTAGACCAGTTACGTTTTGCTAACCGTATGGCCGGTCGTATGACTGACCAGAAGACTGTTGTTAACTTCCGCGAGCAATCTCGTGACGCACTTGCTTATGCAATTGCTGACCGCTGTGACCAGCTAGCGTTCTTAACCATGTCTGGTGTTGCTTACAGTAACAAAAACAACGGTGCTCTTCGTATTGCTAACGCTTCTGCTGGCCATGATCTTATCGATCTAGAGTTTGCTTCTGACGTTTCTGCTCCTTCAGCTAACCGTCACCGTCGTTGGGATGCAACCAGCGGTCTATTAGCTGGCGACACTACTGCTGTCATTGCTGCTGATAAGCTCAGCTACGAGACTATCGTAGAGTTGAAGGCATATGCTAAAGACAATTACATCCGTGGTATTCGTGGTGCTGGTAACCAAGAAACTTTCCACATGTTTGTAACTCCGCAGC